ACATTCTGATTGGCTCAGAAAGTTATGAACGTTCTTAAACATTTCAGGCTTGGGATTGTTTGGTTGTTGTAAGTACATACTATCCCTCACATGCAATACATTCCACTTCATCAAGTTTGATACGTGGTATTTTAATATTAACATTCTCTGTACTTCTTGCAGCATTAGACCTAAAGTAATACAAAGACTTTAGTTTGTTTGCACCATACCAATGAACATCATTAACGTACTGTAAGTATTTATCATGTACTTCTTGAGGCTCAGTAGCACTAGGTATCGTAAAGAATAAATTCACAGACTGTGACTGACAGATAAACTCTTGACGTTTGTATGCATGTTCAACAATCCATATCTGATTTATTTCATTGGCTGTTTTAAATATTTCTTTTTCATCATCCGTAAGAATATCTAAGTGTTGAACAGAGCCTTCGTGTGCAAAAATATCTTTCCAAATTTTTTCAAGTTCTTCACCTTTCAATCCTTTCTTCTTAAGAAGCTTTTCTAGGTATCTGTTCTTTACTTGGTACGTGCCTGAAAGAGTCTTGTGCGAATAAACGTTAGCACGATATGGCTCAATCGAAGGAGATGTGCCACCGCAAATGATACTGCTAGAAGCATTAGGAGCAACAGCCAAAAGGTGAGCATTGCGAAGACCAGTACCACTAATGTCAGGAGCCTCACCACGTTCTTCAGCGAGTCTACGAGAAGCTGATATGGCTCTGTCTTTAATATGTGAAAAAGCTTGGTGGTTGAATCCCGTAGCGAAGATACCTTCAAAAGGGATATTATGTTTCTGTAGATAGGCGTGGAATCCCATTGCTCCAAGACCAACCGACCTTTCTCGGTAAGCAGAGTAAGCAGATTTCGTAAAGCCTTCTTGACCTTTTTTGATATGTTTTGTAAATCGTTTGAAGTTTGCATTGTATTCTCCTAGGGTGTTTGTGTCCACAGCATTATCAATAAAATGTTGTAGTACATTATCCAACATAGTTATTAAATCATTTATAAACTGTTCGTTCTTTGACCATTCATCATAGTATTCTAAATTTACACTTGACAAACAACATACTGCTGTTCTTTCTTTATTGGTAGGTAATGTAATCTCAGAACATAAATTACTTTGTTTTATTTCCAATCCTAAATCTTTTTGTTTCTGCGGTAAAGCTTTGTTACAATTATCAAGATTGACAATATAAGGCTCACCAGTTTCAGCACGTGCATTAATTATTTGAAACCATAAATCACGGGCATTAACAATCTTAACAGCTTCTTTAGACTTAGGGTCTATCAATCTCCAGTCTGCATCATCTTGTACAGCCTTCAAGAAAGCATTCGTAATGTTTACTCCATTATGAAGATTTAAAGATTTTCTATTTATATCACCACCGGATTCTTTTCTGATATTTAAAAACTCTTCAATCTCAGGATGGCTAATATCCATATAGGCTGCATAAGAACCACGTCTTGTTGTTCCCTGTGGGAAAGCCAACATCAAAGAATCAACTACATGAATGAAAGGAATTGAACCAGTAGAACGACTGCCACTAGAAGTAGGTGTACCATTACTCCTAATATTTCCCCAGTATCCACCAATACCTCCACCATTAGTTGAGAGCCATATGTTTTCCTCAAAGTGCTTAAAAAGCCCATGCCGATTATCAGATACATAATTAAGGAAACAGCTAATAGGAAGCCCACGACTGCTTCCCCCGTTACTAAGTATAGGAGTGCTAAACATGAACCAACAATTGGAACTGTAGTCATAAAGTCTCTGAGCAAGTTCATAATCAGTGACCTTTTTGTAGGTTGCTCCGAAGACTGAGGCTCTTGCGAATGCTTCTTGGGCATGTGTTTCTCCTTTAAAATTTTCTTTTGTATTTGCTGGTAAAAGATACCTACCATTTAAAGTATCAAGACTAAACTTATCAAAGTTTTTTTCTCTATCATAATCAATCTTGATACCTAGATATTCTTTTATTCCAATCTTATCTTCCATTACCTGTCTCCATGTCGTGAACATAAAGCATTATTATAGCATAGTGTAATATTTTAAGCAAGTCTTTTCTATTCTTACCTTCTTTATTACCATATCTTTTTGCATACTTCATTATATTACCCAACGAAAAACCTTCGCCATGTCCGCTATCAATGATAACATCCGTTGCTTGATACTTATCTGATGCATAGTGTTCACCATAAGTATTATTAATATAATTTGTAAGTTCTTTAATAAGTTTATCTTCATTAAATTTATAATTAATCTTTTTCATTTATCCACTCCTTGGGTAAATTATCTTCTTTATACCATGTAAATCCATTTTTCTCAGCCCACTCAGCATGAGTTCTTTTTGTTCCATCCTTTCTAGGTTTTGCCTGTGGCATTGGTGCATAAGGATTAGAAAAAAGAAACACTAGTTCCTGAGAAGAACTCAAGTACTTCTTTATCCATTTATATTTGTTATACTCATTGTAATCCCAAAAGCGACCTTTCGCTTCTATAAGATATTCAATACCATTGATGGTACGAACAAAGTCCGGCTCATACGTGTGTTCTACTTTATATTCTATAGATGGTCCATGATGGTTCCAAGACTTTAATATAGTAGAGTGGAGTTTATATTCCCAGTTTGAATCGTAACCTTTTGGTACATCCTTTTCAACTGGTCTAACCTTTCTAGGTTTTCTATATCCCCTCATTATATTATATCGTTATGTGTAATTTTGTCAATGGACTTATACTTTAAAAGTTGTTTAATTTTCTTTTGAAACCATCTTGGTGTGTAAGATGAAACCATAAGTCTTTTATTAGCATATATATGTGTTTGTTCAGGTAAATATTTTTTATAGTTTTTAACTGATACTTTCTTTTGTTCTTCTTCTATAAGCATAGTCTTTAACCATGCTATAAGAAAATCAATTGATTTTTTTCTAATCTTTTTTGCTTGTTTCCCATTCATAATACTTCCTCTACATTAGGTTCTTTAACAATCTCAGTAAAGTATATAGGACCTTTAGCATAATTAAATACCCTTAAACCTTTACCATTATTAGATTCTTTGTGACACTCAAACTTATGTGGACACCACGTACATTCTCTTGGCAGTTTCATATTACCTGCTTTACCTTCAGCTACAGGGATGTAACAGAAGTCAGGCGGTGTGTCTTGTTTCATTAAAGCTTTTACATTTTTTATTTTATTTTTAATGTTTGGCTTTTCCATATCATCAGGAATGTAAGTAGTAAGCTCACCTGTTTCTTTATTCATTACTAAGAAACCACCATTAGAAGTCTTTTGAGCTTCCTCATAACCTGCAAGTTGTGAAAGATATCCAAAAGCATCATCATCAGAAAGAGTTCCTTCTTTAAACTTTTTAAATGCAAAGCCTGATGCAGTCTTAACATCCATAACCTCACCATCAATCACACAATCCATGTGACCTTTGATTCCAGAAACTGATATTTCTTTCTGTTCATCTGTAACAGTATGCCCTGCAAGTCGAACAAAGAAAAGAATAAGAACTTCTAAGAGATGTCCATAAAGAAATTTAATGTGAAGATGAGGGGGAAGTTTTTCTTGGGTATCTGATTCAGAATGCATGTCATACCACAAACGTCTTTCAGGTTTTCCAATATTAGACATACGTAGTTTTTCTTTATTGTCTCTGTTCTGTGGAATAGACCAATGCCTTAGAGCATCAGCCATTGCATCACCGAAATCTTTGTAAGTCTGTTCAGATATCTTTAAAGCATTGCCTTCAGAAAGCTCATCTATTTTTGCATAGATATCTTCAACTAATGTATTAACTGTTTTTTTCGCCATCCTCTAACTCCTTGAAAGCTTTTATTACATCGCTTGAAAAAAGCTTTTGTAAGTTTACTAAAAACATTTTACTTGCATTGTGGTCACCACCTGAAACTGATTTAAAGTAATCAAGCTTGTCTACAATTTTTCGTAAAACATCTGTTTTAAAAACCAATGTGCAATACTCATTGTCGCCAACACATAAGTTATGAAACCAATAATCTGATTCAGTTGCTCTAATACCTGATGGTTTCTTCCAAGATTCATATTCAATAGCTATGTTTCCTGTCTTCATCCACATACCACGTTCAGATTTAACTTCAATCTTTTTACCAGTGAGCATTTCTGCTACTTTATTTTCTCTAATTGTACCATATTCTAGGTCAATGTCAAACTTTTTTCTATCTTTTTTAGCAGGTTTCATATTCAGTCCTCCAAATCCCACCAGTTAAATTTTTCTTTCCATTTTTTATTCTGTATATCTGACTCTACAAAGTATGTAATGTCTTCAATATCATCATCAGGTGTCGCAGGTCTAGTACGTCCTGCATGATAATCTACTATTTTTGCTTTGCCATTCATTTCTAACCATGTGAAATATTCTAGTTCTGTTTCAACAGTATGTATTCCCAAACATACTTTAGTTGTTTCATCTTTCTCACATCCCTCATCATAAATATTACTATGCCAATAGGATGCATATTCTTCGGGAGTTATTTCTTTACCAGCAGCCCTATATCCATCTACCACTAACTCGGCTGCTTCTTTTTTAGAAGTTGCTTCAACAGGTATAAAATATTGATTAGCTTCTGTTAATCTTACGTAGTAAGTGTTAATGTGTTTCACTCCAGTTTCCTCCTATTCTAAACTCGCCATCAAGAGGGCAACGCATATCAAAGTGTTTACCGGCATCAATAATACTTTGAACAGCAAGTTGCCCTACCCGATTTGCTTGGCATTCTTTAACTTCAATTTGCCATTCATCATGGATGTTTGCAACAAATTTAAAGTCTATATTACACTGTTTTAATCTTTTGTCAAGGATACACAGTGCTTTCTTCATAACAATCGCACCACCGCCTTGCAATAAAGTATTTAATGCAGCGTGTTTATGCCTTAACAATAGCTTTCTACCATCTAAACCTTTTAAGAAACCCTTTTCAGCTGCTCGGTCAACTCGTTCCTTAAGAGTTTTATATGATGGTAGACTACTAAGAAACCGTTCTCGCAATCTCTTACCATCGTTTCTGCTTCCATCAATAATTGTTCCAATCTTTTCATCTCCTGCTCCGTAGATGAGGGCATAGATGAAAGTTTTAGCCTTATCTCTTGATTCAAGTCCAGCAAATTTTTGGTTAGCTGTGTGAATGTCTCCATTAATAATTTCATTTACATACTCCTCGTCAGCCATGTAGTGTGCTAACATTCTAAGTTCTAATCCTGATGCATCTACACCCACAAGTTTATAACCCTCTCCAACTGTCCAACAGGAACGACAGTCTTTTCCGAAAGGGCTATAAACAGCAGGGACTTGTGCC